CCATTACGGTATCGTTGGATAGGCTACCAGCATTCTTGATTTGGACATCATCAGCATTAACTGTGATACCAGTGCCAGCGCCAACTGCTAGGTCAACAGTTTGACCTTCGCCAGCAGAAGAAGTCTTAGTAAGACCTGCACCAGCAGTTACGTCTTCAACATAGTTGCCAGTGGTATCAGTGCCAAGAGCAACAGAGTCAGCAGCAATAGTAGCAGTAAGTGTTGCGTTAGCAAGGTCAGTAATAGTTACATTACCAGTGAGGTCGCCACCAAGAGTAATGGTGAAATCAGCAACGTCGAAATCTAGTTTGCCGTTAGTGTCATCATAGGTTACTGAAATACCAGATTCGCTGTTGCCGCCAACCATAGCACCAACAGTATCTTGGACATACTCGTCGTTGATGGTTACTGCACCAGAAGCAACAGTAAAGTTAGTTGCGTCGAATGATGCAACACCCTTATTGGTGTCAGTTGCATCTTCAGCAGAAATCGTAATCTGGTTGTTTGATACTGCAGTATCAATACCTTCACCACCAGTAAAGGTTAGTGTTTCGCCAGTATTGAATGTATCATTGGTGCCAGAATCTGCAGCAAGAGTAAACGATGAAGCAGCAGGAGCTTGGAATGATAGATTGCCACTACCATCAGTAACAAGGACATTACCACTACCACCGTCTGCAGAAGGTAGTTTAAATGTGATGTCTGTGGTTACATCTGGAGATGCAAGACTAACGCTACCACCACCACTACCATCGGTACGTGAATAGAGTTTAACTGCTTGACCAGTCGTTGTGGTCTCTTTGACCCAGTAACGAGCAGATCCTAAAAATTTGTTGTTGCCAGATGTGCCGTCAAGACCAAGATATAGATTATATTCATCATTAACAAACGCGGGCTCACCTGCGGCGAGAGCTGGCAGATTAGCCTGCGAGCCTCTCTTAAACTTAATCGTTGGTGCCGCCATGTGTTTTTCCTACGAGATACGATTTTCTTCTACTATTTATTATTTAGAAAGAACCAGCATCAACATCAATCAAGTTATCCAAGTCAGTATCGAGAGTGTCGATAAAGTCTTGTGGTAATCCTGGTTGAATTGTTTGAGTACTATCTGCAGCAGCAGAGAGCACTGCATCTGGATTGACAAATTTATATTTTTGTGCTACTGCATCATATACCATTACATAATTATTTGTAGTAGTACCTGTCTTGTCTAACGCAGATGTATCTACGTTACCCAAATCTTCTAGTGATTCTGCCACGATGTATGAAGTTGATACTTGAGTATTGGTTGCTGATTCCAATGTCACATTAGTTGCATTATTATATGACATTGTTACTTGATATTCTTCCGCCATTAGCTGATGCCTGGGGTAACTGTAACTTGTCCTTCTACCACGCGAGTTTTTACACCGCCTGGTGAAGTAATCAAAATGTCATAACTATATCTTCCTGGTTTCAAAAGACTAGTAGCAAAACTACTCATAGAGAGTTTTAACTGACCAGCAGTCCTGTCAAGGAATGAAACACCAAAATTAGTTGATGATGAAGATGTGTAGTGTTTTTTGATTTTTGCCTCGGCACTATAATTAGTCAAATCCAAAGCAACATTATTCGATCCAGTGACAGTGAATGTCGCTTCAAAATCTGCTTTTTGCTCAACAACCAAGTTGATAGGAATAGCCGCCATTAGACACAAAAAAACCCTTCTTATGTATTTATAAGAAGGGTTTGAAATCATTCTTCAGTTGTTTCTTCTGGTGGCAATTCTCCTAGGTCTCCAGGAGAAGATTCTTGCTGCTCTAGCAATTCTAGAGTTTCAAGACCACCCACTAGTTTTAGTTTATATTCTTTTGCTTTTACCAACTCTCCTTGAATTTGCTCGATTTTCTCATCGATTTCTTTGAGTTGGTTTTGGAAGTTTGCTCTCAAGTCAGTTACTGCCATGTATAATCAAAATAAAGACACGGTATATTTATTATAGCACAGATGTCAACTTGCGACGTAATTCTTCTGAATAATCAATCTGTTGAGATAATCATTGTTATCAAAAGCAGGAGTATATTTTAACTCTACGTTACCAGCATTAATTTCTGCTGTGAATGTGCCAAGTGATTTTACTGTAAATATAGTGCTATATTCATTCACATATGTATTAGTTCCATCATGGACAATCATTATTTTCGTTGAATGGACCCATGAAGGATTTACAGTATTCTTTGCTTGAATTAAATACTCGGCGGTATCAAATCTAGAAGTAGGGAATGCATCTAAAACAATTGTTGCTGAGGTGGTAGAATCTACAACTTCTAAGTTATCACCAATTTTGACAATCTTTAGAATGCCAAAGTTAGCAGTATCTAATCCAGATTGATAATATAAGAATTGTGGAGCATCTTGTGGGACAGTAAATCTGATTAAGTCTCCAACATTAACACTGCCATTGCCAACCACACCATCAGTATAGAGATTAGCACCGATAGCACCAGGAGAAGTTACAATATTAAATGGATGTCCAGTTACATCTGCCAAACGGAAAATATATTCTTTACCAGCGACTAGTTGTAAATCTGGGATAGCCCCGTATGATTTACCAACATTCTCATCAAACATTACATATCTGTTTGTTTGGAGAGAAACTTGGAATGTTGGGACACCAGCAACACCAACTCCAATTTCAATTTCTTGTGGATTTGCTGCTAAGGTGCCATTATTACCAAGTAATGTCTTTGGTGCAATGTTTTGAAGTTTTCCTAAAGTAACTGATTTATCACGAATATCAACTACATTCTGAGTGTCGATTGTAAATCTGTCATACAAGAAACTAGCAACACCACGAGAGCTAGACCCGCTTGCCTGACCAGTTGTATAAGAAACAGCATTAACATCTAACTCAACAAATCCACTTTCATTCAATTCACCAGATGTTACTAGACCACCAGAAAGATAACTTCCTGGCGCACCTGCTCTAGCATAAGTAAATTCTGTGCCACTAGTTACAGTTACTTGATATAGACCATTGTAAGTATCTGGAATTACTTGCTCAACTTCCACATAATCACCAGTAGTCAATAAGTGAGGTGTAGAAGTAGTTACTGTGGCAATATCGGATGCCCAAGCAATAGCAGAAATATTTACTGGTGTGCCAGTTTTCTTGAGAGTTTCTGCTGTGCCTGCAACAGTAATAGCAGAATTTGTTGGTGGTAAAATACCTTTAACAACTGGTGTAAATTTGTTGAGACCGTTTAGATAAGTATCATCATTCGCAACACCAGTGCCCAATCTGGATGGTGAAATAAGACCAGAAACAATAGCAGCAGCATCTAACTGGTTGAGAGCAATCAACTCCCAGTTGTTTGCATCTGTTGCGGGGAGACCTGTTAGAATCCAAGTTTGTAGAAGAGTTAATGGGTCTCCATCTGCTTCATTCTTCTGAATAACAATGTCACCTGCTTTTAGTGCATCTCCCAAGAAACCAAGAGAATCACCAACAGTTAAATCAGGACTGGTTGGTAATGTCTGGTCAACGGTAATAGTATTAGTTACAACATCAATACCACCGATTACGATTCTGGTATTGTTGGGAATATTTGTGCCAGTGACGACTAAACCATCAACCAAATTTGTAACATTATTGAGAGTGATTGTATTAGCAGTATTGCTTACAATTGTCTTAGTTGCTACAGGAATATATGCTTGTAATCTTTCTGCTTCTGTTTCTACAGTATATACAACAAAAGTTGATGTCTGTGGAATCTGTGAAGAATCAATCTTGCCAGTAGCATCCAATTGGACAATAAGACCAGGAATACTTGAGGTGCCTTTGTTGAGACCAATAAAGTTTCCTAAAACGGAAGTCTTATTAATGTAATCTCTAACTGCCTTTTGTGTAGGCAATACGGTATCAGACCTACCAACAGGACCACCAAGATTATCATCTGGAGAAAATTCAAAAATGGGGACACCAGGAGACCCTTTGAGTTGTAGAGAATCTAGGACGCCAAGTGCAACAGACCCGTTAAATGTAACTTTACCACTTCTGAGGTTGACATTGAAGAAAGGACCAACACTGAAGTTACCACTCTGGTCGGTAGCACTGACATATGTCTTACCAGATTTAACTTCTACATTTTGTTTTGCTGCATCAGTAATACCACCATTCTGTGGGAATGCGGTGTAGTTGATGCCAGTGCCAACATATTCAAAAGTGTGTGAAGAGCTGTTAACAGTAGAAGGAGCAAATAACTGAGCAGTTGCGTTATTTGCAATTGCTGAAATCTCAGCATTCGATAGTGGGAAATTGGTTGTAAATTCTGTGAAGTTTCCTGGGTCATATGAAAGCACTTCGCCAACTACATGCTCATTTCCAGTTGGGTCTAAACCAAGACCTGGAATCTTTAGAATATAGTTTGGAATAGGTGGCGCTTGGTAACCAGTTACATTAATCTTGGTATATACAGAACCTGAAGCAATCTCAATTTCACCTGTAGTGCCGCCATCAACAAAATTGACGGCATCATAAGCAACGTTTTCAATGATAGTAATAATATTGTTTTGGAAATCTACAGTATCGATTACCTTTCCTGTGCCATTGATATCTGGTGTTGATACATGGTTTGAAATAGTAATAGTTTGACCTCTTTCAAACTTACCAATATCAACAATAGAAACTTCGATAGTCGCTCTAGTTGCCGTCCCACCAGATGCAGATGAAAATGTAGTGCCGACAATATTACTTGGAGCAGTGTTGATATCGGTTTTAGTAATATTTTGGACACTAGATACTTGACCACCCGCAAAGATAGGTAATACGTTATCAGAGAAACCTACTGCTTTGAGACCTTCAAAACCAAAGTTGGTAGCAGAGTTAGTGATAGATGCATAACCACCAGATTCTGCAAGGACACCGACTGATTCAAAAACTTGGAAGACAGAAACTAACTGAGCATATGCATCATTTTTTAAGTGGAAACCAATTGACCCAAATACGATTTGAGTGAATGCATCCACAACCATAGACTCAAGAGGGCTATTGCCGTCGAGCTGAGCACCATCAGCAAAAAGACCACCTGCTCTTGTCTTGGACGCATCATATTCTCCTAAGTTAGAATCATAAACTGCCTTACCTAACTTGGAGATACATGAGCAGTTTTGTGTATATGGTGATAAGAAAATTCTTTCTTTTGGTGGGATAACATAGAAGATATCGAGAGTTGCTGCCTGACCAACAGGCACAGGACTAGTTAGAGTTAATTGCTGGTCATTATCAATAGATTGAATGGTGTAACTATTTCCATTTACTTTAATACTCCAACCTACTTGGAATTCTTCTGTAAATAGAGTATTAACATTTCCTGATACGACAGAATCGTTATCATTGAGAGTAACACGACCCTTTCCTACATATCCACTTTGCTCTGGATATGCTACTGCATACCTCCAAGTAAATGCACTCTGAGAAACAAATGCACCAGTAATGTGTTTTGCTGCTACAGTTGATTCACCTGTAATTGGGTCATTGACACCTCTATTAACAATAAATGTATTAGTGGTAGTATCGAAGTCAATAACTTCCATCCACTCTTGGTCAATTAAAATAAATCCAGGACCAACATAATATTGAGGAACATCACCACCCTGCATAAGAGAAGTGATAATATTTTCTAGTGTGCTGATATATGCTTGTGCTCTAGCACATGCTGGATAACCAGCGACATCTTGAGTGATAGGAGAATAAGTCCAACCAGGATCTGTAGACCAGTTAGTTAAAATTTCTTGTTGAGCGTGATATGAAAGTCTTTCGATTGCGTAAATTTGCTCAATCTCTTCACCTTGAATTTCAGGAATCAATTCTAGATTGGCATCTAAGTATGAGAGACCAGCTTGAATAGATTTGACATTACCGCCAGACCTTAAGTCAGCAATAATTGCATCAGCAATAAGACCTAAGTCTCTCTCACAAGTTGTTTGGTCATAATCTGGATTATTAACTAACGCTGGAAATTGCGCTAGCATATCTGCAATCGCACTAGCAATTAGATTAGTCTTTCTAAATTCAATGGTATTTCCACTGTCTGGATATACACCATCAATCTTTTGTAGAGTGTGTCCTGGTAATACTCTAAAAGTTTGGTCAACTGCAGTAAGTGTGCGATTATCAGTAGGCTCTGTTTCAAGATAACCTAAACCTCCAGTGAAGTTATCTTCAAACACCATGTAGTTGATATAACAACCAGATGTCACCCAGAAGATATCTCTACCTTCATTTTCTGGGATAACAATAGTTTCTCTTAAGTTGTCACCAACAATAGATGTGCCATTAGGAAGATAAATTGGGTTATCTTCGTAATACTTACCAGTAGCGACACGGATAGTAGTATTGCCATCTGTAGCAGCTGCTGCTTTAGCTGCTGCTTTAATTGTGCGGAATGCCTTTGATGGACTTGCACCAGTGTTAGCATCATCACCATTAGGTTTTACATATAAAACGTTTTGGTAATCTGCTTCACCAAGAGGAGTTGGCGTGCCCCAACCAGATGTAGTTTTGGGACCGTATAATTCTTTCTTAGCACTATCAAAATAGTAGTCGTTTTCTTTACCGAGTGTGCTAAGAGGTGCTACAACACCAGAAAGAATTTGCTCAGAAAAAGAAATAGTTGAAGTAGGCCAAGCACCATTTTCTTTAGGACCATATAAGTCATTGGTGCTAGTGTCTAACCAAAAATCTCCATTAGCACCATCACCTGCTGTAGGTGCTGCAGGACCGTTTAGTAATTCTCCACCATCTGCTGAACCAGCAGTAATCTGGTTGATAGCAGCAACAACACTAGGCAAACCACTCGCAAGTTGAGTGATATCACCCACATCACCAGCGAGAGAGTTAATCTCCTGACGTTGTTGGTCAAAGGTATAACTTTTGGGGACGTTTCTTAGTGCCATTACTTACCAGCTATTTCTCGTAGAAGATGTTTAATTTCAGACAATTCGCCTTTCAAAGTTTCTACATCTGACTGAAGGTTTTTGATAATCCCAGAAGCAGATGTAGATCTTTTACTATTTTCAAATAAACTTTTATCTGTATTTATTATGGCACCAGTAGTGTTATCACGGTAAAGGTCATCATGTCCTTCTACCTTTGAAAATTTATTCATCAGTATGCCGCTACAATTCTCGCGTCTTGAATTTTAGGAACGTAACATGGATTTGATGCCTTCATTATAACTTTTACAGCAAATGAAGCAAATTCACTTAAATCGGAAACACTATACTTGTGTTCTTTATATGAAGATTGTGATTCAAACAATCCAGAAATAGATGCTTCGTTTGAAGGAATAACTTCAACATCTGGCAATCCACTACCATTAAATGCAACCCATTCAATATCATCAAAGACTAGTTGGGAATTTACAGGTTTGACCTTATAGTAAACCACAACGTCATCTGATGCTGCCATGTTTGCAGTCAATCTAACTTCAATGGTTGTCGCTGGATTTGCAAGTGTTACTTCTTTAGTAACATATTTAGCGAGAGAAGTGCTATTCTTGGAAGTAGTGTCTGGGGTAAAGTTGACACCAGATGAATAATCTATGGAGGAAACCTCAACGAAACCAGGGACAGATTCATTCAAATCAGTAGCGTCTGCTGGTGAAATATTTTGATGCCATAGATTATCACCAACTCTAATAATATCACTGACTTGATTGTCGCCACTATTAGAAGAATTTCTAGCAAAATTGCCTGTGGCAGAAGAGGTATAATCATTATTAATTGGTGCCTTCTCTTCTAAGACAGTAAGAGTTTCTGTCTTATCGTCCCAAGAAATAATAGTGCCGTAGATTTTATTACCAAATCTATCAGAAAGATTTTCTTGGAAAGCTTCAACCTGTGTACCAATAGTAAAGTTACTTACGACTCTAGTAATTCCATCTGGAGAAACAGCAACACCAGTAAATGATTGGACACCAAATGTCAAACTTTCACCTGCTTGGAATACACTGCTATTCTTAACTTTAACATAAACTAGAGACCCAACTACCTTAATGATATCTCCGCGACAGTTTGATGTATCACCAGTAACACTTTGGTCAGTGGTTGGGATGATTGGGTCTCCTGCCTGGTCAACAGGAAGATTGGTGACATTAAACTTATAAACAGGATAGAATGATAATAACTTATACCTTCTACCAAATCTAATTTCATTACCTTTTGGTTTATCAATTTGTGTAGAAATACACTTGACGGAAGAAGACCTCAAATCAATGACAGGTGATAGATTATCTTGAGTAGTGCTAAACGTAAATTTATACTCTAGCGATTCATCAATATTGTTTTTGACTTCATTAAATGTGGATGCAATAACTTTTTGATTGTCAAAGAAATGCTCTTCATTCAAGAATGTTGTCTCATAGTCAGACTGTTGATATGACACATAATTGGTGCCAGTAGAATCTTGAGGAATAATATTAGTTGTCTTGACACTCACATTAAATGGTGTCTCACTAAATGAGAGATAACCAATTCTAGGATAAAGTTTTTCATACTTTCTATTGTATGAAGCAAGCACATTACTACCACCACCAAAAGTGCTAGATCCTGCACCAAGTGTAGAAGTGATATTATAAGAATTTAGACCAGAGTTAGAAACTTGGAATAGAGAGGAATTGATGGTTTCACCTTCAATGCCGCCAACATCAGATGACTGACGGAATGTAACATATGACTTACCAGAGTCTTCAAAACCAGAATTCTTATGAGAAACTCTAATAATTTTATTATTGTTTCTGAATAGAGGAGAATCGGCGCTATCATTAGATGAAGAGTCTGTTTGAATAGGATTGAAGTCTAGTAACTCATAACCTAACTCTTCATTGGTCAATCTAATATTTGCTGGAGTATCAGTGACAAATACTGCTCTCTTCATTACAAACTTAATATCTTGACTTAAGTCTTCAGTCCATGCATCAACGTTTTGTGATCTATAGACAGACCCAAGTAAAGGTTGCTGTGTAATAACTTGTGATGTGGAAATATCTGTTTCACCTAGACGAGAAGACCAAACTCTATAGTCAGTGGAATCAGTTTCGATACCTAAAGCATAATCAGTATTATTTTGCAAATAAATTGGATGGTCAAATGTAAATCTAGTAGGAGATACAGAATCTAGAGTTTGTCCATCTTGTGGGTCAACAGAAACACCCATTCTAACTGCAGGAGTATCAATCTCTAGCACAGGCTCAATGACTGCTTCTCTACTAATAGACCCATTAGGTCTTAGGATAATAGAAGGTGCATCAGTATAACCAGACCCTTCTAGAAGGATGGATGTATCAAATACTTCACCATTTGAAATGAATACGTTTGCTGTAGCAACACTACCTCCAGGAAGTTGTGGACTTTGAATGACTAGGGTTGCGGAATCATATCCTTCGCCATAATCAGTAATATTGAGAGAAACAATTCTACCAGAATCTTTTGCAATAGTTACTGTTAAAGTAGTATTATTAAGGGTATTGAATTCAGATAGAGAAGGAATAGACAAACCTTCATTTGGTTGGAATCCACTACCATCAAGGCTGGTGTAGTTTGAAAGGACTAAAGTGTAAACTTGGTCGTTATTTACCCTTACAGTATTCTGTAAAGTAGGTAGAAGTTTATTGCCATTTTGGTCAACCACTTCCTTAACAACACCTTTTACTCCAGATGTTCTTCCAGAGATTGTTTCACCAATGAGCAAATCTAAACTTCCACTGGTGTATATCTTGAGGTATGTATCAGAAGACCTAACAACTTCTGTGCCTGGGACAATATAACTGCCAGGTTTTCCAGAAGTAGTATCTGTTAGATAAACTCTAATAGGTAGAGTCTCGCTCTTCTGTGCAAAATAAAGGTCAACACTAGTAACGAAACAACCACCATCCATATTTTCAACACGGAATGTCTGAGATAGTGGACTTGGTTTTGCTTGTGTTGATGCGTTATCAATAAACTGGACACCTTCTGCACCTTTCAAGAAAGAAGGAATGGTCGAAATGATAGATGCTGGTTGATTTGGGAAAGTGCCTGTAGCGTAATACTTACACTCTGCAAAACTATCTACACTCTCATCATTCGCATCTTCATCACTAGTTGTAAACCTGATAGTTTTAATTCCAGTGGTAAAGTTTAATTCTTCACCTTCAGACTCATATGCAACACTATTAATATCACCAGTCCAAGAAGAGTTTTGTAGTGGTGCAGTGCCAGCAGGGAAAATTAATAGACCACTAGCATCACCATTTGAATCTGTTTTAATTGAAGACCCATCTTCATTTACACCAAATGGTCCGAGAGAATTTGCGGCGATACCAGTATATCTAACATCTTGACAAACATAGCGTGCTACGTTTCTGCCATCAATAAATGCATAGAATTTTGTATTTGGTTTTAGTCTTCTTAGATTAAACTTAATTGCTTTTGACCTTGCATATAGCTGCAATGATGAAGCAACTGTAGTTTGACCTGTTGTCGTAGTGGTAATACCTTTACCAATTTCATTGTTTTGTGGACTAATATTAGAAGAAGTAGAAATTTTTGCTGCAACTACATTTGCTTCAGTATTTGTAGTGATATCATTCAGAGAGCTAATGTTATAAAATGCTCTATTAGTGCCTACCCAATTAGTAATATAGAAATTATTGAGACTTGAATATCCTTCTCTAGCATCTGTCTTATTAACAAATACAGAGAATACTTTAGTATCGTTATTCAGAATATTTGGTGTCTGAGTATTATCATACCAATGGTCGATGGATGGAGAGATAGAAGCATCACCAACATATTGGACAACTACAAATGGGTTTGGATTAATCTTACCATCTGCTGTTGCAAATTTGTTAGAAACAAAATCTTGAGTAGCATAAGGAAGAGTTAATACTTCGCCAGTTTTCTGATAACCAGCAACAGACCTTTCTTGATTTGTTGTAGAGATTTCTCTCAATCCATATGAGTTTTCTACAGTAGGAGCAGTTAATACAGACTGTTGTGTATCAATAGAGCACTTGTAGTCTAGTGACTTGAGGTTGCCTACTGCATGATTCTCAAAATTATCTACGATAATGCCAGACTTAAATCTATCAAGACCGATGTCATCCTTGATTTGAGTGTTGAATGTCTGCTGCTCAAGAACACTTAAAGTTGTATAATACTCAAGACGCTCGATACGTTTTTCCAACTTACCGATATCGCGCATTGTGTAACGACGATTATCGACAGGAGTTACACGAATATCCTTTACATTTTCTGTGAAAGCAGGAATGAAGAGATAGTAAAGAGCAATCGCATCATCGGGAGACTCTGGTTTAGATGGATTGAGTGAAGAGTTGCCTTTCTTAACAATAAAGTTTCCTTTCTTATTCAAGAAAATGCCATCAATTCTATCTAGATATTGCTTGCTATTGAATCCAAATGTATATTCTAAGTTATCGTCATGAGCAGGTGTAGCAGAAGGAATACCACCAGACCCATTAAATGAGATAGTATTGTTGCTTGCTAATAATGCTTTGTCTTGGAATCCAGAGATAATCGAATTTACATCGACTTTGGGTCTAAAATCAACCAAGTCGGCAAGATAAACTCTACCTAGTGAAGGTGAGTTGAAGTATGGGATGTCTGATGTTGGGACTCCAGTGAGGAGATATGAATCAACTGTGCAGAAATCTCCAGCAGAATGCTCGAAGTAATTAAACACAATTACTAATTGACCAGCAGGAGCATCAAAACCAGGCTTTAATACGAGGCGAGAAACATCGTAGAAAGTATCTCTCTGACCATCATCAAATGTAAACCTTTCAGTTACATCATAACCTTCAATTACATTGTTTTGGTCATCTAGAGTAGGAGGATTGGAAACAGACCCCTCGAAGACCTTAATATCGGTGCCATAGACACCAAATGCATCTGCATATGAGATAACATCTGCAGTCTTGGCATCATAGTCATATCCACGGAAAGGAATTACTTTGTCACCAGATGATACGACAACGATTCTTTTGTTTCTAATAGCAGTCTTAGTCTTAGGAGATGCTTTATCAACCTCAATAGTTGCAGTTAACTTTAATACAACATTTGATGCTGAAGAAGCATCAGACCTAAAGGTTAGATTGTCTAGAGTGATAGAAACACCACCAGAAGACAATGCGGAAACTTGGTCGCCAGTGATATACATGACATCACCATTCTCCAAACCAGTATCTGAGTTACCTTTATCTAAAACTGTCAATAAGAAGTTGCTTTCTCTAAATTCGATAAATCTCTGTGTGCCAAATTTAAGTTGAGCAGAGAAAGTAATCTGGCCACCAGAAGTAGATGAAGTGGTAATAAAGTCTCTACGAATATAGTATCTAATCTTGGTGTCATCACTATCTTGAATCAAGCTGCTAGCAGACTTAAATCCTAGTGGTAGTAATAAAGAAGAATTTTCTGGATTAGAAATTTTATTTCTCTTTCTTACAAGTGTTGCATTAGTTACGTCTTCTTGGAGGGCAGTATCAAGATATACTTGACCTCTTACCAATCCACTTGGAGGAGTCACAGTTTCTACAATATTTCTGCATAACACACCAGTAGAATCAATAAACTCGACAATATCTCCAGGAAGTAAATCAATAGTAGGATTGCCAGAGAATGCTAAACAAGTGAGAATCTTTTTACCAGCACTGCCTTCAAAAGTGGAAGAAGTAACATCTTTACTTGTAGAATATGCGGTGTCAAATGTCTCCACGTCAGCAGTAAACTTATTAACCTCACCATCTCCGAATTCAGAGAATAGAGATTTAACACTTTCATTCGTATATGTATATACAGTATTTTTAAATAAAACTGTTTTAACAACGGCTGATGTTGGTGGAGTGCCTGCATCAAAACTTACAATAGCAGATGGAGCAGATACATATTCATCATTCAATGCTTTTCTATCATTAATATCAATTCTAATAACTTGCCCACCTTCTAAAACTGGTTTGACTACTGATATATCAAATAACTTACCATCAATACTTAATGGTTTTGTTGATGCCTCTGCTGTTGATTGTGAATATTGAGACCCTCTCTTCGTGACAACAAAATGAGAAATGGTATTTTCTTTAGCAATTCTTAAAACATTTCCAGATTCATCAATAATCGTTTCACCTGAAATGAAGGTGCCCGATACCATTTTAACATGTAAAGTATTAAATGAAGAATATGAAGAGTCTGCAGCTCCTTCGACAACAGCATATGCACCACTAGTTTGTCCTGTTACATATCTGCCTGCGGTAAATCCTACTGTAACTGGAGAATCTAAAGTTAATTTGGTGAAGAAGATTGGGTTAAAATATTCAACTTTAAAAATTGAGTTGTATACTGGATTACCAGCAGCATCTCTACCTTTAGAAAGAATCTTATCAGTTTCTTGATTAAAACCGCTGCCTCTTTTCAAGAGTGAAATATTCTTTGGTTTGCAAACACCAATAACAGGAGTAATCAATTCACTATAATCCACAATTTCCCCATATGGGAAAATTTTATTTCCTTCTGAAATTGGCACGGTTAAAATAATATTACCAGACGCTGCAGACCCAGGGTCATCTGGTAAAGTATACTCAAAGTATTTGGATGCTATGTTATTTGCTAAAACAACAGCACCAGTAGTATTGTAATTTGATGGAATAGCTCCTTCTACTGTAATCGTATTTCCTGCTACTAGACCATGATCTGTAACTGTAGTGACTTTGGCAACGTATACATTTACGCCATTTTCTACACGAACTTCATACTCCAAATCAGATACTTGGACTTGTGTGCCACTCTGCTGGAAGTAATAATTCTGTGCTCGGAAATCGCCATCATCTGTAGGATTCCCAGTAGTCCTTGTGAATAACTGTCTTCTCTTTACATCTGCACCAGCTGCATTTCCTAAAGCAAGTGGAATAAAATCTGCATTGTCATATTCTAAAAACTTTGATTCTAAATCTCTCTTATTACCCAATACAGTTAATTCAAGATAAATCTCACCACCAATATCATCAGGTCTGGTGAGTTGAGAAAATCCAATTACATCAACATAGTCAACTGCGGTTCCTGCAAGAGTTTGTGCTAGGTCTGATACATACCACAATCTAGTCCCTAGAATGGCGCTGTAATCCGCTGCAGGAGACTTTGCCTTGAGGTAGATAGTCTTAACACCATAATCATGAATTAAATTAGTTTTTGCTGAAGACTTGAGTGGCTCGCCTCTTCTACCCAAAGTTTTTCTAGTGCCAGAATCACCATTGTATCCAAGATATCCATCGTTAAATAGTCTAGACATGTAGACTGTTGGATATGATGACAGCTGTTGTCCTTCAGAGTTTAATGGTAACGTGCCATAGAGATTGGTTACATTAAACGATGGAGTGCCATATGTTTTGATTTTATTATTTTCTTTGACAAGGACATCTCGCGCCTTATCAATTTCAAGAAATTTGGTTTCCTTATTAATAATCTCATATCCTCTGACATATGCTTTGCCTGCACCCATGCCAGAAACTAATTTTGCTTCAGCATCTTCCTGTGATAATCCTTGAGGACCAACCGTGCCATCAATTCTAGTTGGATATAAACCTTGGTTACCAGACCTTTGCCAGTATTCTCTTAATTCGATTGGGAAGTTATCTACAACGTAATCGCCAGACTCATCATAAGTCCTTCTAGCAAGTGTATCTTCTAATACGTTGTATTCTTTCTTATTGACCTTCTTTTGAATTACACCGAGTCTTAGAGTGAGTAACTCAATAAAGTTATCACCTGTATCAGCATCTAACTCAAGTGCTTTGAGATTTAAATTAATCTGTAGTCTGTGTGCTCCAGGAGCAGCAAAGTTTGATGACCCTCTAGCATTGTCATATAGAGTAATGTCTTTTTCTGGAGTGATTAACTCTTCTTCGATTTCAAAACCAACCTTTGCAGATGGTTGAGAATAATACTTGTCAACAACTAATAGACTCTCCGCACACTGGACAAAGAAACCATTGACAAAGTAAATACCTGTTTCAACTTTAACAGCAGAAGCATAACCCATTGCAGGACTATCAATTAGTGTTGCTTCCAAAGTATCTGGATTTACACTAGTAATAGATGATGGTAAAGAACTGCCATCAGTGCCAACCGTCAGAATAGGACTGTTAGCGATATTTACTTCTAATTCTTCACCTTGTCTAAAAGTAGCTTCACTATCATTACCACCACTAATATAATTGACGAAGATGGTGTCAGATTCTGTCTCTGACCCATATGCCGCTTCGATTACAATCGCTTGTACACCAGAAGTTAATCCAGTGAGGGTGTAACCGATGAGGTCTTTAATGTCATACTTATTAAATACGACTTCCCCACCCACATTCTCAGCAACTTCGGAAACAGAGGCAAGTTTTACATAGTGTAGTCTGTTGTTAAACGAGACTTCACCAGGAATAACCTGTTGCCCCTGTTTGAATTGATATTTTCCAAATTGCTCAATCTGATTCTGTAGAATCGATTGTAATGTAGTTAACTCCCTAGACTGAATAGAGTATCCTGGTCTAAAAAGGACCTTGTAGAAATTTTTAGACGCATCAAAATCGTCGTTATACTCTTTGGTATTTAAGTTTGTATTTTGTGGCATCTCTACTCAAAGTAACAGGTTAAATGATGAAAAAGATATCAGAATTCAATAACTAGTTTGATATCTTCGATTTGGTCAGGAGCACGGGTGATGAGTCTTCTGTTTTCAACATAAACAATCTCACCTGTATTCTTTGCTAATTCTGGAGTAGCAAGACCAGCGGTGAAAGTAAGACCCAATAGTGGTAGCACAGCACCACCTGTTGAATAACCTGTTTCTACAGCACCAGTAATTAGTGAAGTTTGACCTTCCACAAGTCTTGCAGCATCCGAAACAAATGCTCTTACAACACCGTTATCAGTATGTAGGTCAGAGCTTTGGAAATACTTTAGAGTACCTGAGGTTGGAGTTTGACCTGCGGGGACTTCATCCCAAACCCAAGAAACTACAGTGCCATATGCGAATTCATTAGCAGCAACTTCTTGCTTAACAACTTCATCTGGTTGGAATGACCCATTAACGCTGTTTAATTTAACAGCGTAGATAGCACTAATTGTATCTTGAGTTGCAAAATCTGTAGATGGAGCAGGTAGTCTAGGATTCTTGATAATACCAATTCTACGGAAATCGTTGTCTACAGGGAAGTCACCAGAACCTTCTGCATAGGTCAAACGAATATTTGCCATGATTCTCTTAGCGAGAAGCTCAGTGATTGGGTCTGCACCATGACCACCTTGAGGTGGGACAATAATTTCTACGTCGCCAGAAGCATTTGCAGCAACAGTAAATGGTGATGTCAAATCGGGATTCTCAAAGAGGAAACCATCTTTTAAGAGGACACTTGCATAAGAGTAACCGCTACCACTAATGTTAACTCTAGCACCAGTATTATCAACTAGATATGCAGTAGTGATTTGACCATTTTGGTCAGTCTCAATTCTTATTCTGCCATTTGCACCATCACCTTTAATTTCTGCATACATAACCTCACTTTGAGGTAGGTTATTACCTTTACTTCTAACAGAAACTGCAGTAATACTACCTGCTTGTGATGCTGCTAACGCGGTAACAGTTGCATCTTCAACAATAGGCATAAAATCTGTTGAGAGGAATCTCAATACATCATTTGTAGGAATGGTGTAAAGATATTTCCAAACATAACCATTTGTTACATCAGGAAACTCGGTAAAAATACCAGTAGCAGAATCATAAACACCTTCACCAGTAGGACCAGGATTTCTCTTTGGCTCTAATGATACATTAATACCACTTGGATTATCTACTGATGCACCATTAGAAAGACACTTAAATACTTCATAGTTGTTGTTGATGACATAGTATTGTGCATTAGCAAGAGACTGAGCTGGAGTTAAACTTCCAGAACCATCAGGGTCAACTTGTGCTGCTCTAGCGTAAGAGTAGTCAGGTCTCCACATGTCAAACTTAGGATTGACAGTTGGATTCCAATTAAATCTTCTTACGACTGCTCTTACTTGGTCACTGCCAATTCTCTTAAGAGCAATCATGTCATCATGGATGCTCTTTTCTTCTTCGTCGTTATCTGCTGGTCTTAGGGGAATCTCGTCAGTCGCATATCTGTAAACCGCCGCATATGCAGTAGCATTAGAAGAATTTCCTCTAATCTGACTACCAATACCAGGGACTGCAGAAATATTTGGGAAAACACCTGATAAAAGAAGACTGTTGGGATAAACTGCTTCTACAGTTGCTCGGAATGAAGAAGTCTGTAAAGTAACGCCACTGCCAGTGACATAGATTTGCTCTCCAACTGAGAAACTGCCGACAGCAGAATAAATCTCTAAATATGCATTCCACTTTTGGGGACGACCTACAAAGAAGTAGGATTTTGTTCTTTCGTCAGAAGTTGCTTCAGTGCCTGTAGCGCCTTCGGATAAAGATTCCAAAAATTGCTTAGCATTAAAGATTCTGAATTTTTCAGAAATGATGGCGGCCATAGTTTTCCCTTATTGTATTATTTCTGGTAATTCCGAGTTATTTATATTTATACTGATTAAACCAAACTTCTCAAGTAGTCACCTGCATTGTGAGCAACACCTCTTGTCATCGAATATTCGTAAATTTGACTGATGTTATTATCAATGACAAAGAATTTATCACCTTCTGGTTGGACATAAATGCCATGTGGATTTGTCAAATTGCCTGAAAGAATTCTATTGCCAGTATATGAAGCAGTAGTGATATCCCATGCTGTTGTCATAGTGTATTCATATACTGTATCATTTTGTGTGCCAACAACAAAGAATTTACTTCCATCTGGTTTGAAGTCAATACCAAGAGGGAAATCATCTTCACTGTCAACACTAAATGACACGTTGTCGTATGTAGATGAAGAAATATCCCAAGGAGTAGACATGGTATATTTAAACACTTCTCTAGCATTATCAATACCACCGCCAAGGACAAATAACGTTACACCATCAGACTTGATATAAAGTTGCATTGGAGCTTGGTCAACACCTGTATTCACATCAAAACTATTATTTGAGTATGAAGCAGTGGAAATATCCCATGGTGTTGTCAATGTATACTGATAGATTCTCTTATTTGAAGGAGCACCAAAAGAAACTGAGCTGTTACCACTCACATACATTTCAGTGCCATCTGGTTTGAAGAATAGACCTTGTGGATTAAACTCTTCTGAAACAATACTGAAGGTGTTTGCAAATACTGCAGATGTAATATTCCACGAAGTTGTAAGATTATATTGATGCACAGAATCAGTATTGGTGCCAACAATATACATGTATTCTCCATCTGGAGAGATGTAGATATCTCTTGGACCATTAACAGATTCTTGATTTGAAATATCAAAAGTTATTCCAAGATGTGATGCAGCAGTGATATCCCATGCACCCAAGTTATTAGAACATCCCCTTCTAACACCAGTAAATCTATCACTCAATTTAGCATCATATGTAACAACTTCATTTCCAATTAAAAGTTTACCTGATGCTGGGAATCTATCGGTGCTTGGGACATATACTATAGTATCAGTATCCGATAAAGAAGAATCAAGAATTGCTCCATATTCATTGATTGATGGCCAAGTCAGTTTCCAATTAGCACCATTTGCACTAAGTGAAGACTCACTTCTATCAGCAAAATCGCCAATAGTAACAGTAGGATAATAAATCTCCATCTCCTGTAAAGTATTCTGCTGACTAATTGGTTGACCTGCATATGATGCAACACCTAAATCTAGACTAAACTTGATATTTTCATACACAGAGAATCTATTACCAAGTTGACCAAACTCATACTTATCTACATCTACTCCGCTACTGTATACATCACATGTGCCGAAATCAGCAAATACAGTAATGAGTTTAGTAACAGTAGAGCTAGATTCAACATTAATTGGTTGGACAATAGTTGACTTTCTGTTATATGAAACACTTACAATACTATTAACATCTGCAACTGCAGCATCAAGAATAGATACAATTTCTCTTTGTGCTTCGACAATTGAAGCATCTTTTACTGCGGGGGTGACAATAATCGTTGGATTTGTAGAATCATATCTAATTCTAGTATCAATTGTTGCTGTGTAATCAGGTACTGCTTTAGACCCAATATCAAGTAAGAATTGTGTAGTGACAGTAAAGAATGCGTTAATTGTTGGTTGTAAGAATAAATCTGTCCTACTTTCAACTACTTTATCTGGAGACCTGAGGATATTATATCCTCTAGTGATATAAACCCTAGGGGGAGCAGAATAATCGCTACCAGCACTAGTTAAAACAACATCGATAATTTCACCACGATCCATCACCACAAAACCAGCAGCGCCGCCACCAGTTACAGGTCCAGTGATATTTCCATATTCATCTCTAGGAGGTTGTGGCACAAAAACTAGTTTTGGTGTATCGCTATAACCATATGCATTTGGTTGAATATTAATTGGATTTGTAACTAATACCGATTGATTAGGATTCGTCACATTGATATATTCACCACTTCTCAATAAAACTTTGTTAGAAATATTTAAAAATACTAATCCAATCCTGGTAGTTACAACTTTTGGAATAATAATTCCTTCAGAAACTGCATATGCATATTCAGCATAATTTCTCTGATTCCAAGTAATTGAAGTTACTTTACCTTCAGTTAACTGTGCTAAAACACTTAAACCAATACCATCAATCTGACCATTATAATCAGTAACTCCTACCTGACCCCAATGATTGTCTTTAATTAAATCCTGTCTTCTATGACCGAGTTTTTTGAGGATTTCTGGGACTAGAAGGACTTCACGGTAATCTTTTTCTCCATCTACCTTAATTCTATCGCCAACGTTAATATTATTTTTATATGTTGGTGTTAACTCAGTGCCAAACATCCATCCCGCTTTAGTCTTGAAGACTTCTTGATTTCTCTCATCGTCTTCAACATAATCAGTTATAGAGACAATATTAGAAGCATTAATTGTAAATTCACTTACTGATTTTTTATATGATGTTAATTTAATTGGATATTGTGTATCAAACTTGAAATTTTGCTGTTTGAAAATAATTCTTAGTGTTGGATTTCCTTGTCCATCAGTGCTAGCATAAGCATTTAAAATTTCACCAACAGCAGTCCATTCAGAAAAAGAATTTCCTTGATATACAGTGTTATATTCTAATAATTGCTCATTACTAATAAAAGCATCTGAAATTAAATCAATTCTATTGAAGAATTTATTATTTTCAAAATTATAGAAAGTTAACTTTCTTTCTGTTTCTCTGCCATACAGATAGAGAATATTGATGATTTGTCCAGGTCTTGGTGGCTCGGCAAATGTAATCTGCGACCCAGTTACACTGTAAGCACGATTTCTAATTTGTAAAATGCCTTCAATGAATACAAGAATAGTCCTATCATTGTTTACTGTGACAGTTTGATTGCCGAGGACTGTCCTCATAGTAAAAGGACCTTTTCTGACACCGTTATATAAATCAGTTTCTAATTGAATCCTTTCGTAATTACTAATACTATAAGCGAAGAATCTAGTATAGTTTACATCATCAAGTCTTCTAGGAGCATCAATGAATACGATGTCATTTGGTGTCTGAGTCCTGTCAATATAATAAGATGCGAATGCAGGAATCAAAGGTGTCATCTTATTTTCCTGGATAACACCATCCAAAGAAACTAGTAGATTTTCCTTTGCATCTAGAATGACATCTGTGCCATCATCATAATATAGCGGGAATCTGGTAGTTACTCCATCAAACTGCTCTTGAATATTTTTAATCTTTCTGAAATATTGATTGTTGAGAGCATCATTTTTAAATCTAACTAATCTACCAACAAATTTTTGTGGCTCGATATCTTGATTATTTGCTCTTCTTGGTCCAAGGGGTGCCTTTGCAAATGTTAGCGTGGACCCAGATACAGTGAATGCTATACCAGGCTCTTGGACAATACCATCAATAGTGATGAATAGATTGTTTTCATTTGCAACATTAAGAATACCAGAACCAGGCAATACCATATTAAATGTTCTGGTGCCAACAATGTTACCTGCCTCATCAAAGTCACCATCAAATGATTGTTGTAACTCAAATTGATATGAAAGCAATTCAGTGGTATCAATGCCAGATACCAATACACTACCCCTTCCTCTTTGAATGTTTGTGTCCCTTACACTTACAGTAGATTGTGTTAATTGTTGACGGGTGCTTCTGATAGTAACTTTATTCTTTTCAGGATCCCATAACTCAATTCTACTGACATTTTCAATAATATTCTGATTTGCTGGCATTGGAGTGCTAGCAGTTGCATCAATCGCAACTTCGCCAAACATCTTGAATCCAGCTGGGTGGACAGTCTGTTTGACTAGTTTTTTCCAGATATTAATAGGACTCTTAGATTTTACAACATAAGAGTAGTCTTGATAGAAGTAGGAATCTGCTAACTTTTGTGTGTAAGAAGAAGGTTGTCCTCTATTAGTATCAAAATAACCAGCGTTATCAAAATATGACTTGATATCAGTATTGAATAATGTAAAATAGACATTTGTTACATCTGCGCTCTTATTCAATAGTGTGCCAGTAACAGGTAAACCAGATTTAAACTCACCAATGACATTCTTAACTTTCAAGAAGTTTTTCCTTGGGTCATAACCATCTTTTGCTAGTTGACCTTCAGCAATCAAGAATCCACCTTCGTACTGCTTGATAATCTCACCATTTAAGAAATTCTTATCATCTAGATTTGTTACCTGTAAAATTTGATGAGAAGTGAATAGAGAAGATACTGTTGTATCACTATAGTACGAAGTGCCATTATATGTAACTTTAACATTATTTGGAGCACCAATAGTGTTGCTGCCAAAGTAAATTTTTACATCACTTTCTAAAACATAGACTAGAGGTTCTGATGTAAAAGTATATTCATCCTGCAAAAGGATAGCAACAATGTCCCCATTATTTCCAACAACAATATTAAATTTTAAATATACAGGATTGCCATTGTCAACTAGAAGAATTCTTGGATTAGAATATCCCTTTCCAGCACTACCGATAGAAATAGATACAATTTCATTTGTCTCTTTACTGTAATTCAATACAGGTAAGCATCTATTTTCTAGTGCTGGTAAAACACCGAAAGTATTTGGTAATTTTTTATATTCTTTGCCAGTGTTTGTAATTTTTACTTTATCAATTTCTCCTAAAGTAAAAATAGAATTTGTAGTGTATGAAAAAGACCCAGATCCATCATATTCTGGAATGGATGATAAATTGTATGCGAAAGAAAATGGAGAAACATAATTTACAGTTTTCTCACCTTGTAGAGGGTCTTCTACAAGAGATAAGTAACTATCATCAGAATCTACCACACCTGCTTTGTCAAAGTAGTAGTAATTAGTAAAATCAATTTGTTTTTTCTGCGTATAAGTATTTGTTGGTGATGCATCACCAAAACCAAATTTGAGAGAAACATAAGAAGTATTTTCATCACCTGTGCCAGGTAACAGACTTCCTTTTTCTGCTTCAGTTGTAATAATATTTTTATTTCTACTTGGAGAAAATTCTAAAAATGACCCACCCATTGAAGGGTCACTGGTAATAAATTTATAACGATAATATTTCTGTACAGGAATAATAGGATTTGGAGTCCATGGACCAGAATTATTGTCTTTAGAAAATTCAAACTTAAATGCAGATGGAGAAACAACAGAATTTACTCTCACCACTTTTGCTGGAGTCCCATTATCTGTAAATGAGGAATTAAAAGTAATTTCCTCAATAGAATCTAAAGTTTGGTCTAGATTATAGATTACCGTCAATTCTTGTGTAGAAGAATCGTAATATTTTACAAATGGACTGCTGCTATTGCCACCAATTTGACTACCTTCAATAAAAGTATATTGACCCCTATCAAATGTTACTACATTTCCGTTAAAATGATTTACTCTTGTAGTATTTTCAACTCCTCTAGTTACAGTTACGTTATTTCCTGATACAGAAGTTACTTTTACTTTTTCTTTGTTAATTTTTAAAATATCATCAGCAGCAACGCCAGATGCATCGGCAAGTGTCAATACAGTGTTATTGATACCAAAACCAACATGAGTGACCTCAACAAATAAGTATGATTGACTTAAAGATCCTGCTAGTCTATTCAAGTCTGCATCAGCAACGGCAAGAATATCACCAATTTGATATGCAGACCCTTTATCAGTAATTGCAACATTTACTACAGCACCATTAGTTACAGTAACAGTTGCTTTTGCATTACCTTCTGCTCCAGGAGCACCGATAAACGAATCTGCAGCATCAACAATGAAACCATCAGCATTTCTGGTGCGAGTTTGGTCAGCAAAAAACAACTCTACATTTTGATAAACACCATCGGTATAGTCAGCACCAGCATTTAGAAGTTTAGTGACACCAATGCCAGTGTCATCAATAGTTGTATTGAGCTCAGGTGCAAATAATTTTACCGTTTGGTAAATTCTACGTCTTACATGATAATCTGTGGTGGTTTGTGCGTCATCGGGAATAATATCAACAGTTACCTTGTCACCAAATGTCACGCCATGCTCAACAGCAGTAGTAACTAAACCAATATTATCATTCAACTCAAAAATCTCTACATTTTTACTCAACTCATCTACTTGAGAAATGCGAGACCCAATGGTGTCATCAATATTTGCACTACGAAGGTAGAAATCATTGGTAGCAATGAAATCGCCATCATCTACTCTAACTTTTACAGTATTGCCAGCAATAACTCTTTCGAGAATAAGTCCTCTACCAATCTCACTAGTTGCGACTACACCGAATGAGGATGCTAAGTCTAAACTAATAGCATTGCCATTTGGTGTAGTGGCGATTTGGAAACTATTAGCAGTAGAATTAATTACATAATAAATTACGTCTGCAGTGATACCACTTCCTGTTTGTGGGAATACAATTCCATCACCATCTTCAAATGGATTGAATGCTACACGAAGAGTATCATTAGTAATTGATAATACAGTTGCTTCGGTGCCATTAGTAAATCTAATAACAGTATTTTCGGTGTAAAAAGATTCAGTATCAACAATTAAATTTAAAATTCTTAAATTGGAATTTAATTTATTAACGGTATCAAATACGCCATTAACATTTCTCAAAACAAAGTCATTCGATGATTTAATATCACCAACTACTTCTCCACTAGCATTAGTGCCTTCTTGTGTGATAATTGATTTGTCAAAGAAGTATACAGGATTCTTAGATGTAATTTTTACTGCTTTGGTTTCTGTAGATTCAATTGAAGAAACAGTTTTTCCTTTTAAACGAGAAACCTCACAAACGGCTCCACTTCCGTTAGTATTTCTATTATCTAAAAAGACTTGATTGCCAACAGCAAAATTGGAAGGTGATGATTCTACGACAGATGAGGTAATACTACCTTCTTTAGTAGTTTCAATAATTGCAGTTGCAGAAACACCATTATTTGGTGTGATAGCAGTTTTTAAACGTCTCGCTTTTGATGGGACGTTAAGTTGATTGATAGAAGAGTTGTAATTAGACTCAACTGGGATGGAATAGAATCTTTCACCCAAGATATATGGAAATACTGGTGTGCCACCAGCACTTACTGTAATGAAGTAAGCATATACACCATTTGGATAATCTGGTGTTACACAGTAACGACCATTATTCTCATCTAGGTCACCAAAACGATGTTGATAGTAATAATCTGCAATAAATGACCCTAATGGGTATATTGCTGAATCTGGACCATCAGAATCGCGTCTATTCTTAATTCTCCAACTGGAGAGCATTCTATCGATACCAGAAGTTGGGTCTAGAGGGTCACTGTAACCATATGGACCATAAATTGGGTTTCCATCATAAGCATATCCAATAATTGGAGAATGCGCGTTAGAATTAGTATCACCGAGGTCTGTTCTTAGTTGTTGTGGGTTTCCTAGGTGTGCATAACCATATCCAAAGGATTTTGTGAAATTTTCAAACAATGCACCATTCTCTGCATCTTTTGTTGTGACTTCAAAGCGATTCTTCTTCCAACGCTTTACAGAAGCAGTAGCTTCGGCACCTTTACCAACAGCAACGACTTCTACGCTCACATTTGCTTGTGTGTAGAATTTACCTTCGGCAATTTTGTTAAATCCAATTAGTTTACCTTCATTGGATACGATGGCAGTGTATTCTGCCAGTCTACCGCTTCCAAGAGAGTCTCTGATGACAATTAGAGGTGGTGATGAGTAATACTCACCTGGGTCAACAATTGTAAGTTGAGTTACCTTATCTTTAGTGACCGTTGCCGTAACAATTGCTCCTCTACCAGAAGTAATAGTGACCGCTGGATTTGAATTGTAGTTTTGACCAGGATTTACGACTTCGATACTCTCGACAACTTCACCAGAGAGTTTTGCTTTGCCTACAGCTTCCTTATCACCATCAATAAGCACAAAAGGTGCTGCTTTATAACCACTACCCTTTTCAGTGACGGTAAAATGAGTTACACCACCAAATACAACATCATTTTCATCATAATCTTTGTAACCATAAGCAACTACGCCATTTAAGAAGATACCAATGTCTCTAGTTGGCGTTGGATACAATTCTGTGTTTCTAATCGACTCTTTGCGAATCAATTTGAGGAATTTTTGGTCTCTAGGACTTAAATTGCTAAAAGTGCCAATAGTATAACTTGGAAGTCCAGAAGAAGCAATGTAATAGTACTGCTCGTCCTCATAAATCGCCTGAACATCGGTCAACACCTCACTCAACCCAGAAATAGAGCTCTTTGTGATGGAATTGTTAATTTTCCACCTTACATCAGATTGTGACTTGTCATAAATGACAGTATTTCTTGTTTCAAAACCAGAATCGCTGATTTGGACTTCATCACCTTCAGTAGAATAAGGACTTGCTGAAGAAACATTCAAATTATATAAAATGCCATAGCAAACAAACCTTACAGTGTATTCTACACCATTCTCTTCATAGGTGGCACTAAGATTAGCATAGTTATACACTGGAGTATTGACTGGATAGTCACCATTTCCGTTTCTACTTTCGATTACAAACTGATTGACGTTTTTGTCCTTATATGTAAACGTCTCTCCACCAATTTCAACCTTACCTTTCTCAGTTTTCCATCCAGTGGTTGAAAATACGTCAATTCTGCTATTAGTGTTGGCAGCAGGTAACAATCTGCTTGTCAAAAAGGTTTTTTGTGCTACTGCAAATTCACCAACAATAGTTTCTGGTGCTAGAGCAACTTCATAGATGCTTTCACCATCATAGTTGCCTAAAAAGTTGACATTATCAATCGTCGCAAATGCATTACCAACATTAGTGTTGTATGTATCCTCTTCTTGACGTAAAATTTGACCAATTGCCTTATTTGGGTCTCCAGATAAGACTTTTACTCTTAGAGCAAACTTATTAATCCAATCAGAAGTAGATGCCTTGAGTGTGCTCTCCTTGGGATAGTAAATCGAAGGAATATCTTCGGCATCTTGAGCAACAATCGAGTTAAAGATAAACTTGATTGACTGGTCGGTGCCTTTTGCTCTATAAAACTGTTTGATATTTTTGATTAGAGTCCTTTTGTCAACTTCTGGTTTAAGTGACTCTTCTGGGAAGGACGCTAGGTATTGCGTTTCATAGTTTTTAACAAACGCATACAAAAATAGATTGCTAATGTTATAAACAGTTGCACCACTCAAGTGCTCTTCACCATTTCCATAGTCACCTTGCTTCCAGGTAGACTCATGATACAAATCACCAAGTTTTGTAGTGCCAGAAACATTTCTAATGCAATTTTCTAGAGTAGTATCAGTTTTAGTCTCATAGAAAATGACCTCATCGTCAATTAAGACATAACCATTGGTTTCTGGGAAAGAATCTGATACTTCAATATTAATAGTAGTATCACCAGCAGCAATATTAGCAGTACATGTCGTAAATTCAGACAGTAGACCCTTCTCATAGGTATCAATATCTGAATATTGTGTTAAATTTTGAATAATGTCAAGAGGTTGTCCCCTTAATTCAAGCTGCTCATAGTATTTCTGCAAAAATGCAGAAAACTTTGGATATTCAGCGGAAATAAAGTCAGGTAATTGCTTATTGACTAACGCAGAAATTCTTTTCTTGATTGCAGCCATTTAACTACTCTTGAATAATAGTGAATTTACTCTTTGTGATATCTACATCTAAGAACATCTCTCTAGCAGAGACGATATCATTCTGTGCAGGCATTGCACGAATCTCAATTTTGTCATCATTAAAACTTCCCTTGAGAATAATCAAATCATACATTCTCAATTCACCTGTCCCATAATCAATTTCTCCAAGATTAGAGTTTAGGACTTTCTTTTCGCCTGTTACACTATCTAATTTATAAAGGACCAACTTACCACTTCTATCTTCAATGTATACAGTATCTAGGGGGTATTCACGGACGGTAAATCCAGTGCTACGAATGGTTGGCATGTCATCGGAGACAATTGGATTCTTAAAACAAATCTCATAGTAGAATTTTGAGTTTAGAGCAGGATAAAAATCCTTTCTCATCTCAACCGTCGTCAAATTGGACATAATTGATGGGTCAGAATCATCAATTACACCAACAAACTTACTGAAACGGAATTTTCCATTGAATTTTTCAGTATCCGACAACTCAATGTAGTCTTCAATGTTTTTAATTGCCAAAGATTTAATCTTATCTGACTTATAAGTAGTTAACGCAGTGTTATAATAAATTTTTGAAGTCAATTCGACATAAAGAATCGAAGGATCGACAATTTTTGGAGTTACTGAGGCAACACTATATTTTTTCAATTTCTTTTCTAAGTCTCTTTTGGTAAAAGACGTGAGAGCAGTTGAATATTTTGGTTTTACAACGATTTTTACAACCCCATACTCTGGTGGGTCATCTTCTTCACCACCAAATGCTGTAATATCAGCAACTGATGGGTATAAATTCCTTACAATCGCTTTATAGTCCTCTGCAGTAACTGCTCTATCTTGAGTAGCGTAGTTTTTTGCTGCATTAAACTTGATTCTATCAAGACTTTCTGAATATTCACCGCCAGATGACTGTGAAACAAGAGTAATGTTGTTTACAGTAACTGCTAGAGCATTTAAATTCTGTGATGAGGTGCTGCTAAAGTCTGCATCTTCTAGTAAACCATTAAATGAGAAAATCTTAGCACCATTTGTTGCAGGACCAGGAGTTGTGAGATATGAAATCTCGACATACTCACCATCTTCTAGTTTTCTACCAAAGACTCCATCGCCAAACTTAATCTCATAGTTTTCATCTTCAATCTCAGTCAAGAAGAAAACTTTACTCTGTGGGTCTACATTGAGAATATTCTCAGCATAGTCATACAACTCAAAAGCAGTCGATTGCTGTGATTGAAAGACTCTTACACGAATTGTGGTGTTGTCAATGTTTTGGTTGTTGAGAATAAATCTCTGATTCTTGAGATTGGCATTGACTGTATGATAGTCTGTGATGATATTGCCAGAATAAATCTCTACATTCTCAAAAAGTGCAGTGCCATTGTTGATGGGCACCTTAATATCATCTAAAATACTATACTGATATACGGTATTATCGAATAAGGCAGTGAATGCCTTGCCACGTCTCATTATCGCTGTTGCAGGGGCATTTGGAGAGGTGTAGGAGAGCGTTGCGTTGACTACTGCCTTCGATGCCGTTGCACTTTTTGGGCGATATCCTAACTGTTTTGCGATTGCTACAACATTGTCTCTTAAAGTAGCAGAATCCAAAAACATTTCATTCACCACCATGTTGGTGTTGAATGCTGTGTAGTAAGTATTGTATGCTAATACATCAATGAGTTGTGCTAATGCACTACCTTCAAAGTCGTAGTCAGTAAAATCTGTCTGCGACCTCATGTATTCCTTGAGGGCAGTCTTGATGTTAGCGAAGTCTAGTTGGTTTAACTGAGAGTATGGCATCGATTATCTCGTCCTCTGTAGGAGAAGTTCGGTTGTCAATGGACCCGAGTCAAGCTCTCTGCCGATAATTTCATACTCAATGTAAACGTCATATGAATTATTTTCATAATCGGGTGTGGTATTTACATTCACGAGTCTAATACGACGCTCATATCGGTCTACTAAACTGTAAATTTCATCACTAATGGTAGCAGCAGTCGCAAAATCAAGAAGGTCAAATAATAAATCTGGAATCCTGCTACCAATGAGTGGTTGAAAAGGTCTTTCGCCTCTTCTCGTCATCACTAAATTCTGCAGTGCAATCTTAATAGCAGTCTCATTTTTTGCCACCAGAACATCATCAGTGTTGGGGTGCTTACCAAAGGTAACACTAACATCTTTAAATGTCTGAAAGGTGGGCATAGAGACACCACTACGAGTCAAAAGTATTTATCACAGTTGCTGACGGAGTTTCGCGCCTATGTCGGAGACGCGATCATAACCATTCTACATAGTCATCAAATCCATTCTTACCGCCACACCATTTCTCTAGACGATTCTCAGGCACTCCATACTTCTTCATATGTGCTTTTTTCAATAAAGCATCGCTTCTAGGGTCAGTAATTAGCACTGTAGTTCCGAAATCATCTTCCATCATCGACGAAACATGGTCTGGAATTGGATTGTTAGCCATCTGTTTTCTCCATAAAGGTTAAACAGAACTTTTAGAGGGGTTGCTATCCCTATTTTTTGATTAATTCGTAGTCATCCTTAAGGACTTCGCGCAAAAAATTATCACTCCAGTAGTCGTAATACTGGGTATTCCCCAGTTTTTCACGCATTTTCCGCAACTTTTCTTTGTTTTGCATCAAAATTATGTTGTAATACCCGTTATTCGTCTGAATTTCCCCAATATACGACGCTCTATCTGCCGCATCTTCTAAAAATACGTACTCTGGATAGATTTCATTGAGAGATTCGACCCACTCATCGACATCTTCAGGCGTTAATTCGCGTTCTACAACAAAAATGACGACATCGAAACCTTCAATAGGCTCGATATCGCCAACAAGACACTCAATAATAGTATAACTTGCTCCCGAGGCATAGGGACAGATTGCAAAACCTCCCAATTCTGGGTGCAACACCGCCAGTTTGCGAATCCATTCCCTAATATGTGCCTCTTTATTCATCCTTTCCCCTGACCCCGATACCTTTTCTTAGCGCCGTTGCGTGATGATGCACTCAATCGAGTGTTTTTAGAGCGACCCTGACGAGTCATCTTGGGCGGTCCAGCAACATAACCGCTCTTACTGAAACTTGGAGATTTTGCCATAAGTCATTTCCATAACAACCTATGTATTATACCACAAATTTCTCAGTTTGCATTAACGTTTGGTGACCCTCCTGTGATACTTCCCTCATCTGCTGCATCATATTGACGCGCTAGTGCCTTACCATTGGCCCTAACAGTGCTACTACCTTCCTTAACAGTTGCTGTATGCGGTATACAAATAGAAGGATTCGTCGGAGGACCAGGAGGTGCTATACCTCTCTGACTCTCAATCGTATGAGGAGATATCTGTGTGCCCTGTAAAGCTGCTAGTTTACCATTAATATAAACATTGGTAGCAGCATTTGTAGAAGAAATAGTAGCAGTATTATCACACAGATGCCCTGTGTTGATATAATCTCCTACTCTGGCAACTCCTGGCATTCTTCACCTGCCAAAACATCTTCAAGACTATTTAGTCTCTCGTGTAACGAATCTAACACTTTATCAAGTTTCTTGTAGTCTTCGCCAGGTGGTTTATACCGAATCGTGAAATCACTCGGCACTTGCCTCATCCGATTCTCCAACTTCTCTATCCGAGACGATAAACTGTCGAGCTGACTCAATATCTTCAGTAAGCTCTCTTTCAGGACTGTATCCATAATCATCACCACCAAAACTACTCTTATCTTCAAAGACTACTTTACCGTCTTCGATTCTTTCAATAATAATATTATCACCAGGGTCCTGAAGACCTGAATACCATTTATCTGCTGCATCCAACATATAGTCGGCAACAGCATCGATATCATCGAATCTCAGGTCTTCAATCACTTTACCGTCTTTACCAACGATATTAAATTTAAATTCAGACATCTGCTTTCTTTAGTAAAATAGAATCATCATTATATTCCCATTGTAGCACATCTCCAATGTCCCAGCCAAGACTATCTAAAATCTCGTCAGGAATAGGAAGGATTAAATCATCATTATTCTCGTCGTATTCAATATGACTTGTATACTTCATTTTTCTAATTTGATTACTTCTACGTCATGCACTGATGATGCACTCTCGTTTTCGCGTTTAGCAACAGCAGTAGCATCTTTCTTTAATCTGAATACTTCTGCTTGTGTTGCATCTTTTGTCCAGCGACCTTCGGAGAAATACATGTCTCCTGGTGCTAACTTTGATAAACTTGGTGCTTTTAAAATGTATGCCATTGTTACTCCTTCACTTTGATAAACTCTTTGGGTTGCACCGTCTGTGGGAGTCGAATGTCGTCCTCGCGCAACCTAATTAAATCGGCAGCCCTATTTAGTGCTGCGCCTACTTCAACTCTCCTCTCATTCATTGCGAGTGCTTTACAGATCTTCTCACACTCCACTCTTTCAAATTCAGCGGCAGCTTTAAGAAGGTCTGTAATCCCCATCTCCTCAGCAATCTTATATAGTTGACTCTTTATCATACCGAATCTCTCACAGTTACTTTATATAGCATATTAACGCTCCACTCGATAACATTCCATACCAAAAGAATAATACCGATACACAACCAGGCGATAGCCTCAACTGCAGCGGTGTCATTCTTTCGCCTTCTGGAAGTCTTAGGGCGACTCCTCGTAGTCTCTTTGATTAACCTCTTTGTCTTTCGATACTGCTTCTCTTGGAAGTCTCGGACGGTATTGTATTTGCCCCTCTCGGTGGCTCTTCTGAGGTGTTGACCTTTTTTCATGGTTTTGCGAAGCTAACTAACTCTCTCAGGGTTATCCAAATATATGATACCTGCTCACTTAGAGTAGTGCGAGTTTCTGGGCGAAATTTTTTTGGGAAAAATTTTTTTATTTTCATGAATATATATCGCTCTCTTTCAAAGTTTTGTAGGTTAATAGTATCTATCAATTTTGGTTTCGCTCGGCCGCCCGCTAGTACAAAAAAACCCCTAGGCGACTGCCTAGGGGGCATGGTAGGATGGGCGACTGCTCAATAGTTGCAGGCGAGGCGCTCGCTGCCCCACATGCCATTGGCACGGTCACGCGCTGCTGCCCTTCGATCTTTTTTGTATTGTGCCTTGGCACGGGCAGCGTTGGCGTCCTTGTCTCCAATCCACTGCCTGCCCAGTCCGACCACAGGGGTGATGGTGAATGCTCGCCCGCTGCCTGCGCTGCCATTCACTGGGCATGTGCCCTTCACTGAATCAGCACCGCTGCCGAGGTTGCCGATGGTCTGATGTGCGTTGGGGCGAATCATGGTC